ATACAGCTTATCAAATATATCCAATCCCATAAACTGAGCCAATAGGTCCTTCCTTTCCGATTGTGATTTATCAATGAATAGAGCATTGTTACTTTGTAGGGATAGTGCAGTCATAACGAAATCCTCATACCGGCCTACATATCCCTCAATGATTTGGTTTGTATCCCTACGTTCCGTTCCATTAAGTGATTCTCTTACCCCATCTACTATCCTCCAAAATTGTACATCTACCTTTACGTTCTTTCCCTTATTAATAGTACGTGCTTCCCTACGAATGAAGTATTGTACACCTTCTACTTCGAAATCTAATTGGCAATGGAAATCTGCCTTACGATTGTTCATAATGTGTGATGCCTTATAGGCTCTACTACACTTATCGAACAGGCAAAATGATATCCCATCAAATAGAGATGATTTACCTGCAGCGTTTGGTGCGAATAATCCCATCAGTCCGTTTACTTTGCTGAAGTTAATAACATTATCTTCACCGTATGAGAACATATTAGAGAATTCAAATCTTACCGGCTTCCATTTTACATTTCTTGTCAGCTCATCTAATTCTATACTTCCGTTTATCTCTTTATTAAGGGATTGTATGCCTTGGATTTCTTCATCAGTCACAAATGGCATCATCCTTCCTATGTAATCCGTTATTAAGGAGTTTTGGTAAGTTATATCCGTAATATCTTCTAGCTCTAATTGATTGTCTCTATCACCAGTCTTTTTCTTTGCCAATGAGTCAGTCCGAATAGTTGTGAAATCATCTACACCATATTTTACTTTGATTTCGGTGATTGCTTTCTTAGTATCAACCGCATCAGTATCGGAAAACCTTACCCTAAGCCTTGGATGAATAGGTAAATCAGTAACGTCAGGAACAACTCCTGCGATAACATCCATGGTGTAATAACCATAATCGTTTTTAATATCAACTTCTTCATATGTTAATGTTTTTAAATCCCAAACTAAGAAACCATGCTTGTCCAAAGTTTCTCCAAAGTTTTGTTGCACCAACGAACCTGCGTAAACACATTTACAACCTTTAGGGGAGATTAGTTCTTGTCTTTTGTGGATATCACCTAACAATGCTAAATGGAAACCATCAAACATATCGGTTGTGAAATGACGAGAAGATACAACGTATCCTACATCAGTTTGAGAATGGTCAACAGGTCCGTGGAAAAGTGCAACTTTTAATCGTGCGGATGAAAGACTGAAATCATCAGCCATTATCCAATTATCTTTATTATCAAATATACTAAATACTGAAAATGCTACTCCATCTAACCAAAATATTTGTGTATCTTTTAGGTAGTGGAAGTTTTCTAAGTTAAGAGCCTCTACAATTGGAGTTAATACATCCAAACGGTCAGAGTTATTCATATTACAATCGTGATTACCAGCGATTAGGATTGTAGGACAGTGTTTTGTACATTCGGTAAACAACCAACTAATCTCTTTCACCAATTCAGGTGACATTTCTAATTTAGCATGTGCAATATCACCTGCTAAGTAAATGATTGAATCTTCCGTACCTCTACTACGGATTTCTTCAAACATCTTTTCAAATACACCTCTAAATTCTTTGTGCCTTTTTACATTACGAATATGAATATCCGCAATATGATAAATCCTTTTTAATTTACTCATATATTATTTAACTTTGCCATCACCAAATCATCCCATGTTGTTTCTTTGGCATCTTTTAGTATTTCATTTACTTTTTGAAAACCCATCTCACCGGCATCCTTATCGGTTGGAATAATATTACGAACTCGGATACCATTCTTCATAAACCAATCAGTATGTTTAGTGGAATCTTCTACGGCATCCGAATCTAACATAATTGTTACATCCTTAACACCTTTCTCTAATATTTTATTTTTTAATTTACTTAGCAAGAATTTGCCCAATAATGGAATTACATTTCTCTTTACTGAAAATGAATCAAATACACCCTCAACCAAAACAATAGGTTCATTCCAATTTATCATATTCTCAAATACGATTACATCTCTACTAATTGGTGGATTCTTATACTTCATTTTATCATCTTCATAGAATGAACGAGCTACAAAGTAATTCAAATCACCATTATCATCGTAAGAAGGTATAATAACTCTACCACCATAAAGTCCATCTTCACAATATCCGATGTTATACTTTACAATATCAGCTTGAGTAATACCCCTTTTATTTAAATAGTGAATAGCTTGATTATATAAAGGATTGATACCTTTTGGTTTGAAGTATAGTTGTTTGAACTCTTTTGGTAGTTGTAATTTGGCTACATATTCCTCTTTAGAATCGTATTCAGGCTCATCGCCATATACATCCTTTACAACCGCTATATCCCTAAGGTCTACATTTAATTTACGAAGAAGTGAACTTATACTTCTACCCTTAGAATCACATACCCAGCAATGCCATCTTTGCGTATCTAAGTTTACTTGCAATTTCTTTTTATGGTGATTACAAAATGGACAATGGTGTGCCTGTTCATTTCCTTTAAGAGATGAACCTACCCCCAATACCGAGTCTAATATATTGATTATTTTTAATTTGTTTCTACCCGATAGCATATTTTAGATTATATCCACAAAAACTATGTAAATATACAACATTTTTCGGATATATCCAAATTTTTATTATCCGAATGTTGAATTTTTTACATCAGATAGAAAATCTGCTAAAAATTGAAGTTTTGCAGCAACTTGCTCTCTAGGTTGATTGGAAAGAACCATTTGTTTAAGGTCTAATAATGATGCAGCGGCAATAGAATGAGCATCATCTTTTGAGTTTAAATATGCATCTGAAATGCCATATTTTTTACAAATTTCAGTAAGTGTCATAACGTGTGTTTATTAATATATATCCTTTCGGAAGAATTTTCCTAAAATATTTTCGTTTAGGGAATTAGGGTCAGATAAGACTTCCATCTTAAACTGCCACCAAACTTCCCAATATGTAAGTGATTTTTTAGAGAAACAAAATTGAATAATTTCTCTTTCAAAGTCCTCAGCTCTACCCTCTTTTATTTCGTTCTTAATCCATTCGTTTGATGAATAGTATTTTTCCCAGTCTGATGCTTTACGAACTACTCTTTTACGAACCTTTCCCTTTAGCGGTTTTAGGCGGCGGACTTGATTTAATGATTTTTTACCAATATAGGTTTTACCAGTAGGAATGTGTGTAATCTTATAGACAAAACCCATCGCACCCTCTGGGGTGTTTTCTTCTGTAACATCATTTCCCTTAAATTTCCAAGACATTAATTATTTCTTTGTAATACTATCAGAGTATTTCTTTTCATTTAATGTACCACCTCTAGCTTTAAATAATGCTTTATCATCTTTAGATAAATTAAGACCACCATCAGCTTCAATTTTTGTTTTATCTCCACCTTTGGTATCAGCCTTTCCAGTTTTTGGAAGGGATTTTTCGTACATTTCTAAAATACTTGCCATTTTATATAATATTAGTTTCCAGTATAAATATAACCTTATGTATCAAAACGAATGATAAAATTTAATGGATAATCAGGTAAACACTTTATAGGTTGTGGTAATTTTGCGATAGCAATCATATCCAAATTATTATCATATAATCCAATTGTGGTAATAAATGGTGCTAAATAAGAACCAGTTGCGTCTAAAGAACTACTGTACTCATAATCATCAAAACTACCATAAATATCTTTATTTACCACAGATTGGTATGGATATTTTGAATCTCTAATCCATTTAACGCCGGCATCATAATAAGATGATGTAACTAAATCTCCTATTCTAGTAGAACCAGGTCTTTGAATAATTTCAGTTTTTTTACTTCCCCCATCTTCATAAACCGCAGATGGGTTTTGTGAAAAATTAAATTCACTTTCCAGTACTGAAATAAATACTTCATTTTCGTATATGGTTTTTGTAGAACGATAATTTAATGTGAATTGAGAAAATACAGATTGAGAAACTATATCTCGTGTCATTACTATTAAACCTCTATCGTAAAAGATATTTCCAGCAACATTACTTCCAGAATCTAATAAATTAGAGTAACCATCATCAGTATAAATTTTTCCAGTTTGTTCATCTTGCAATTCAACAGTACCAATTTTTATACCCTCACCATAATATTTTTGAGGAATACTAAATATAGTAATATCATCATTTATAACTCTTTCATTAGTGGATGCATATGATTTTCTTCTACCAACTTCAAACAAAACAGAAGCAGTAGCTGAATTTGTGTAAAATTGAGATTTGATAGATTCGTAAATTACTTTTTTATTGAATCCTTGACTTTTTTCATCGTTATCAATATCAATTAATGTATTATTTGGGGTTTTACCAAATATAGGGTAGACATCGT